ACTCGCTTTGAAGCGATTTCTCCTTTGATACCACGAATGATTTGCTGTTGCTTATCTGATTCAGGAACCATTGAGAAGGCTTCACCTCATCTATCAATAGTGAACTTACCTTCTTCAAGCATACGAATAGTCTCCATTTCGGAGGCTGTTTCTTGATTCTTGATTTGGCTTCTATTCATATAGATAGATTCTTCAACTGCTTCTTTGAAATAAGGAGTAGCTGTTTCTTTTACTTTAAGTTGTTCAGCAGCAGAAGGAGTACCAAAGATATCGTTTTTAAATATGTTGCTTCGATCTTTAATAGCAAAACTAGGAACAAAAGTTCCATCATCTCGGTATACACCAGCACGACCATTTACGACACCAGCAACATCAAGAAGATTGAGTTGCTCTAATCGCACCAAGTCATTGGTATGGTCATCAATAGATGTATCTGGATCTAACTGAGCATTCGATAGGAATACTTTGGATCGACCACGAACATCATTAGCATAGACCTGTGCAGACTTATTGTAGTTTGCATTGGCTACGACAGTTGAAATCTTGGCAAGCTCTGGCTCAAGCATTGGCTTTACCCAATCTGGAGAGTTTGCAATACGATCTCTTAGGAAAAACTCCTTGGCAGTAACTCCACTAATTTCATTCAATTCACGGGCTGTGACATTAACAAAGTCTTCCTTTGTTCCTTCAAAGCCACGGGGATTCATTTGCTGATAAGCCTTCCAGTAATACTGTTTGGCTTCATTAGATAGACCAGTGATATCGGTATTCTTCTTCCAATATGCAAACCTATCCTCTGGGGAATTAGGATACATAGTAGAAGCGCGCTTTGTAATGCTGTCGATCTTTGCTGTCTCTTCCATAGCAATTAGTTTATTTGCATCTGGAGCTTTGGCAGCTACGGGACCAACAATAGATTCTGTGGCTATCTGTTGTAATGATGAGTATAAGTCTTTTTTAGCCATGTGATTTCCTTTAAGGAGATGGCGGTCCCATTACACCGGGAGTTACACCAGCAATAGCTAAACCACCATTACCACCGCCACCCCAACCATACTGAAGCTGTGCGCTAAAGCCAGCAGCAGCACCACCCATTGCAGCTGAGATCAGTCCAGTAGTTAGGGCTGAAGAGCTAGAGTCAATGATTGGTTGTTTGTTTGGAATAAAGGTTGTCTGTTGGGGCCAAGAGGTGTCTGCTCTTTGCCCTAGTCTAGCTGCTTGTTGTGATTCAATATCACGATAAGCATTCTTGTAGTTTGTCTTGAGGGCAAGCATGTTAGCACCTAATGCTTCCATGTTCTGTCGCATCAGTGCTCGGGCTGTACCACTTTGTGTACCCATGCCACGACCAGCCATTGTGCTATTGAAAGCGGCGGTCGATTGAGCTGTTTGTTTGCTTAGTGTGCTCTTTTGATTTGTAAATGATCTATCCAAATAGAGTTCAGCCATAGCTCGCTCTCTTGTTGCACCTAGCTCAATGGCTCGGTTACGCTCAAGAGCAGCTTGAAATTGTCTCATTACATTTCTATTGTTGGCTTCATTTTGCCATTGCGCTCTAAAGTTTTCATTGCGCTGTTGGATTTCAGCAGCCATTGCTTCTGCTTTGGCTTTATTGGCTCCAGCAAAAGCACCAAAGATGCCTTGTGCTAAAGCCATTCCACCCATAATTAATGGAACCATTTATGTTTTTCTCCTTAGAATGGATTTACCAAACTTAGATTGTTTAGGTTCTTTACCATTTAATAGGATGGCTCCAGAGATTCTATTACCTAGGATACCTAGGGATCTCTTGTTACTCATCCAATCTTTGATTTTATTCTTGTAGTCTTCTTCTTGTCGAACAACCATCTCACGCTCTGGATCTACTGCAAGTGCGTCTGTCCAATGGGACACCGCAGCACTGAGTACATCGGCACGGTCATCATGCTTTAAAGCTCCACGCTTTTCCTGCATACGGGTTATCTGAATTTGATTATCTTTATCCATGACTACTTGTGTGTCTACCACAAGACGGTGCTGAGACATGATAGGCTCAAGAATGGAAATAATTCTCTTTTCTTTTTGACCAGATACACGATACTCTTCAATAGCAACTTGACCACAATGCTGTGATACGACAGGTGAAAGGATTTTTCCAAACATACCATCGCCATAGTTAGATTCATATCTTACGAGATTGATGTGGTACTGATTAATCAACTTACAGATTTGCTTTAGAGTTGGTGTATCGTATCCACCCTGAATACCTAGTAGTTCATGGATGACAACATAACCATGAGCGAACGATGCAACGCAAATCGCAGTCTCATCCGCGCCTCTACCGGAGGGGTCGATAAACATAATAGTCTGTGTATACGGGACAAACTTAGGCTCAATATGCATCGGTTCATATACAAGATCTCCCTTCATGCCGAAAGATGATACTCGTCTATTTACCACGCTCTTGGCATGGACAATCTTTACCGGAAAGACTTCTGGATCGACATCAATAACGATGAGGTCTTCCAATCTAAGGGGATACTTTTTGCTATCAGCTGTTGTCGTTTTGAGTTTATAGTGGAGTTCAAAATTTGTAGGACCAATCTTTGCTTCAAGTTCAGCAAGTTTCTCATCCGAGAATCGCTCTGGCTGTGTCGAACAACCCGGCTCCATGCCCAATTGCAGCACATAGGAATCAACATCTTCAACATCCTCTGGATTATCCAAGTCTGGCATTACTGCGGGAAACTTGATAATCTTGTAGATACCACCTAGTTTATTGTATACAGAGTCTTTGGATTGTGGTGTACCAAGGAATCTGATGGAGCAGTCTTCGCCTTTGTTCTTGACATTCTCAAGCTCAAGGCAACGCTCCCATAGTTTCTCTCTAGCCTGTGGGCTATCGGAGTTCTCAGGAATCTCTACATCGTCACCAATGATCTTGTCTGCGTGTAGACCTGTAATCTGGGAGGTGATACCTCTGGCTGTGACGGATAGATCCTGAGTGAATTTAGTTCTACAGTTTACATTAAAACCAAAAGCACTATCCTTATCGGACTCCTTTGGTTCTAGGTTTGCCATGTATGGAACCAGAGTCAGAATATTTCTGGTCTGGGATACGAACTTAATTGCCTTGTCCGCTGTGGCAGAAAGTACAAGTATTGTAGTATTGGGATTCCGTAGGAGAACCCAAGATACATAGCAAGCCGTAATTACACTCTTTCCAGCACCACGCCCTGCCTGTAGGATATGGTCACTTGGACCTTCCTGTAGTCGGTTGGCTATGGCATACTGGAGTGGGGTGGGTTCACCTAGACCCAAATACTTAAAACAAAAATATAGGTGATTACGGAAGTCGTCTATGACCTCTGGGGGTGGCTTCATGATTTGCCTCCTAATGGCCCTAGAATGGCCTATAAACGGTTTTAATGTGTCTGGGCTATCTGGGTAGCCCTAATCAAACGAATGGCTCCTAAGGGCATTCCTGCCCCTAGGAACCTTGGTGTTAAATCTGTGACGATTTAAACTTGAATGGCATTCTAGACTTCATGGATTCCTCAAGGGTATCCAGAGTGCTAGATGGGATGCCATCCAATGCCTCCCGGTTGTCGTTTATGACACCACGAATAATGGTGTACAAACCGGGTGTGCGCTTTGTATCATCATATAGATCTTCCATAAGACAATCCAAAAGCCTTTTGTTTAATTCGTTAATTAATTCTTTGTTCACTTCTTCTTGAATAGCTCAGGAAGCTTGCTTACTGGTACGACAGAACCAGCAACATAGCCTACTACAAAGAGCATAAGAGCGAACCAAACTGAACCTAGGAATGAATCCATATTACTTACTCACTTTCTTGTACGCAGCGTCAAAGGCGGGATCTGATGCCCGCATCACTGCTATTGCCTCACGAATGGTGGTTGGATCTGTATCATCCTTGGCTTCAGCTAGCACCTTAGCTTGCTGAAGTTTTCTATCAGGGATAAACAGTTCTAATGAATAGACCACCTTTTTAATTAGAGTGCCTACTCCGGTATACCAGAGAAGGAAACATACACCGAGTACCGCCAGAGCAATCGCCCCGTAGGTAATCATGTCTCCCCACCAAGGGGTAGTATCTTTTACATTGCCAACTGCTCCCGCAATGTCTGCTGATTCACCAATGATATTGTGGGCATGCT